TACTACATTACCGGCTACAATTAACACATGAGGAACAAACCTCAAACAAAAATCACCCGCTTGAATTCGATGACCTATCACATCTATCAACAAAGCCGCTTCGGAACTGAACGGCATGGTCGGACCAGCTACACGGATGAGACTAAAGCCCTTAAGCGTGTTGATACTCTTACTAGGTGGTATGCCCCCGAGTATCAGTTTTTTATTAAAGAGGTTTGATGATGAGGGCGCTACTTATTCCGGCAGCTATGTCTTTAGCTGTTGTGATCCCTTCACTCATATTTGGCCAGCAAGACAAAAGCTTATTGTCTGAATGCCTCAAAGAGAATTATCCCTCTTACTGCTATCACCAAATCTACGGCAGATGATTTTAAAAAACTAAAATCCTTTTTTAGTTGAGCTAACCGGGCCTACCTTCTCCCTTACCTAAGGGGGGCGGGTTCCGGTTTTTTCATGCTTAGATGGGTACAACAGGGAACCTACATAATAATACGAGAATAAGCTCTTTTGTAGTACCTCTATATACTACACTATCAATCTGGTTGAGTCAACATATTGATGATGATTATGTCAGCCAGTTTTCTCTTGGAGTAATGCGTTTGCGTACCCGCCTGCTTCTTCAATTCCCTGGAGGGGAGGGTAAGCAGATGTTTTCTATAACCCTCCATCGGTTCCGGCGATCTATATACAAATAGAGAACCCACCTTGTCGCGAAGGGAGTTAAGCACCTTGACGTGGTTCGACCCGGATTGCTAATTCCGGCGCATTGATATGGACTGTTTCCACACTTTCTCCAATAACTTTCCCCAAGGAGTCCAAGATCTGAGCTGCTGTTTGAAGTTGTCCTTTTTGAACAGCTTTATTAAAGAGTTTTACCCGCATACTCTGGATACGAGCGAGCATATTTTCGCGGTCTTTTTGCCAGTCTTCGTCGTTCCATTCATTGACTTTTTTCCAATCATTCCAGGCAGTTTTTTCGCATATTCCTTCTTTAACTGCGTGATCCAACACAAGTTGCCGAACAGTGAGACCTTCCAACTGACGTTTGTAGAGTCTCTGGCACCTGTGTTGTATTACAGCGGCGTGGCTTCTGCCACCGACACGCTTTATCTCATCTTTTGGGAAGTCTTTAAAAGCTTCAATAGTTGCTTCAGCCACGGGCAGGAGCAGGGGGGTCAACACTTGAATGATAACGCCCTGTCTTATGTTTAGTCTAAAAAATGGCGGTAATCTGTAGCGTATGACAGTAAAAACAGCAGAGCCTCTTTCCCTCAGATGGGCGCAGGGGGAGATTTTTCATAGCGAAAAGCGCTTCAGAGTTCTAGTTGCTGGAAGGCGTTTCGGGAAATCCTACCTTTCCTGCATCGAGCTGGTGCGGGCTGCCATAAAAAGACCAGGGGAAACGTATTTTTATTGTGCTCCTACGTATCGAATGGCAAAAGATATTGCATGGAAAGAGCTAAAGAAGCTAGTTCCTATGCAGTGGATCAAGTCAAAGCACGAGTCAGATTTAAAAATAGAGTTGATAAATGACTCCACTATCGAACTAAAAGGAACTGAAAATGCGACTTCCTTGAGGGGGCGAAGTTTAGGGGGTGTGGTTTTAGACGAAGCCGCTTTTATGGAATCTGAGGTGTGGTTTGAGGTTATTCGACCTGCACTTGCTGATAAACAGGGGTGGGCATTATTTATCTCTACACCGGATGGAACTGCCAGTTGGTTTTATGACTTGTGGTGTTATGTGCCTGAAGACGAAACGGGGGATTGGCAGCGTTGGAGTTATACAACAATTGAGGGTGGAAATGTACCTGCTACAGAAGTTGAGGCTGCTCGTGCTCAATTAGATCAGCGAACTTTCCGGCAAGAATTTGAAGCAAGCTTTGAGAATTTAACGGGATTAGTGGCAATTTCTTTTGGTGATGCAAATATTTCTACAACAGCGAAAGATGCGGCAGTTTTACCTTTACTTTTAGGTGTTGACTTTAACGTTGACCCTATGACGGGGATTTGTGCAGTTAAAGATGACGATACTTTGTATGTTTTCGATGAAATAGTAATGACTGGTGGGGCAACAACCTGGGAATTTTCAGAAGAAGTCATCCGCAGATATGGTGTAGATAGACGGGTTATTGCTTGCCCAGACCCCACAGGTGGTGCCCGCAAGACAGCAGGTGTTGGCGCAACAGACCATAGTATTTTGCGCCGAAGTGGGTTTACAGTTTCTGCTCCCCGTGCTCCCTGGAAAATTAGGGACAAAATCACAGCAGTCAATACTGCACTACTTGACGCGACAGACACCCGCCGTACTGTAATACATCCACGCTGCAAGCATTTAATTAAGAGTCTTCGGACCTTGACTTACGCTCCAAATACAGGATTACCGAGAAAAGATTTAGGGGTTGATCACTGTTTTGATGCCTTTGGTTATCTATGTTTACAACAATTCAATTTGGCAAAACCAGAGACTTTGGGGCAAACTACGTACAGAATTTACTAATTAATAGTGTATGGCACGGGAAATTACTGAAGAAATGCTTGACGCTATTGAAGCGGTCAAAGGTTCCAGAACTCCTGGTTTATGGGATCCAAGATGTGAACAATATATGAATAATCAAAAGAAACCTAAGAAAGCAAAACCTCAAACCCCTGTAAATTAAGAGCGAAAGAGTTAAACTACTCGCATACCCCCTTTTTTCCATTAGGTCATGGCCTTTTATCGTGGTGAAGAAGGTTCAGTTAAGTTTAAGAACGGCGCTGGCACTGTTGCCACGGTTGCTTCAACACGTAGCTGGACTTTTTCTCTGAGCAAAGATGTTCTCGACACAACTGCTCAAGGAGACACAATCCGTACTTATGTAGGTAGCTTTATCAACGGCTCCGGTTCTGTTGAATTGCTATATACAGCAACTTCTGGAGATGAAACGAATGAGTTCATCAAGGATATCTTGGTGGCAAATGACCCTGCGGATGCTCAATTTGAGTTGTATTTGAACACTTCTGGTTCTAAAAAGATTGCCTTTAATGGGTTAGTCACTGGAACAGAGTTCGGCACAACTGTCGGAGATCTACAGGTGATTAATGTCAGCTTCCAGCTCAATGGAGCACTAACTGCTGACGCTTATTAAGGAGGATAAATAACAAAGGGGTAATCTCGTGACGTATTCCGTCCCTGGCCCAATTCGTACCCATCAAGTCAGTTCTTCTTATGTAGGCGGTGCTGATAGTCCTTTCACACGTACAGCAGCAGTGCTGGAAATGATGAAGGGGTGGGAAATTATGAAAGCGGTAACGCTGGGGACGGAGTACTTGCGTGAAAATTCAGAGGCGTTTCTGCCTTTGGAACCTCGTGAGGATTACACCGCATATTTAGCGCGTGTGAACCGAGCTGTTTTTTCTCCTTATACACAGCGTCTAGTACGAGCAGCAACTGGTTTAATTCTTCGAAAGCCCATAACTCTGATAGGAGACCCCTATTGGACAGATGTTTTCGCTAAAGATGTAGACGGTTGCGGTTCAGATCTAGATGAATATGCCCGCCGAGTTCTTATATGTGCTCTTACTTACGGGCATGGTCATACCTTGGTGGATTTTCCTGCTCCGAGAGGGGCAAAAAGCCTTGCGGAAGAGCGGGCGCAAAACCGCCGTCCTTATTGGATTGAAGTAGATCCAGCCAATATTTATGGTTGGCGACTAGACAGGGAAGTTAATTACGGAAATTTAGTCCAGATTCGCATTGGAGAAAAGGCAGTTGTGCCTGATGGGGATTTCGGCGAAAAAGTATTCGATCAGATAAGGGTTATTGAGCCTGGAAAATATCAAATATTTAGGCAAAAAGAACAGACGAAAGATATGTTTGTCGAAGGAATGGCAAATTCAGGAAGATTTGACGTTCCAATTGAAGCAAAAGACTATGAATTAGTGGAATCTGGCGATTTTAGTTTGGGTGAGATACCCCTAGTAACGGTTTATGCAGGTAAAACTGACACTTTAACGAGTAAACCACCGTTATTAGATATTGCATATCTGAATTTGTCCCACTTCCAGCGTCAAGCTGACTTAATTCACAGTTTGCACGTGGCCTCTCAGCCAATGCTTGTCTTAGAAGGCTGGGATGATCAAATGAAGGATATGGCTATTAGCGTTAACTACGCAATGGCGACTCAACCTGGCAATAAGGTCTATTACGTTGAGCCAGCTTCGAGTGCATTTGAAGCACAGTCAGCAGAAATCGAAGAATTACAGCGTCAGATGGCAACATTAGGGATTAGCACCCTTTCACAGCAAAAATTCGTTGCAGAAACAGCAGATGCGCGTCGTTTAGACCGAATTGACACAAATTCGATGCTTTCTATGGTTTCTCTCGATTTAGAGCAAAAACTGCAAAAAGCTTTCGTTTTATCTGCTAAATACCTAGGTTTAGAACCTCCAGAAATTAAAATTAACCGTGATCTGGATATTGAGCGTCTAATTGGGCAAGATATAACTGCTCTGACGACATTATTCGATCAAAAGGTCATAGGTCGTGATGAATTTAGACAAATATTGGTTCAAGGGGAGATTTTGCCTGAAGCCAACGAATCTAGTACAATAGAATAGTTCGAGTTGCTTTTAAGTCATGCCGTCAGTTGAATTAGTCAACGGCAAGTGGGTTTCTGTCGATGGCGTTAAAGCCGAAGACTTAGATGGTACTGCTGCACCTGCTCCAGCACCTAAAAAGCCTACGCCTCCAAAGGTTAAGGCTGTTGCTCCTGCTGGTTTGACCGCTAAGCAGCAAAAAGAAATCACTACCCCTAAATCTGATTCTTAATTATGGTTGAGGAAAAAGTCATTCAGCCGGAGTCTGTGGCTCCCGCTGAACAGCCCGTGGCTGAGACTCCTGTCCCATCTCCTGAAGCACCCAATCTTGATGCCTTAAAAGCAGAATACGAGTCACAAATTACTGCTTTAAAGACGCAAGTTGCCGAAGAAAATGGCAAGTTTAAGGGGTTAAAAACTAAATTAGATGAGGTTTATGACAAGCAAGAAACCCAGCGGAAGCAAGTCCTGCAAGACCAAGGACAGTGGAAAGACTTATGGGAAGAAGCAAACAAAACAAGTCAAACGCAAACCCAAGAAAACGCAGAGCTGAGAAAGCAAATAGCAGATTTGCAAGCTTCTAATGAAGCAGAAACAACAAAAACTGCGGCTTTGGCTGCTATCAGTTCTTCTGGTGCTATTAACGCAGAGCAGACCTTATCTCTTCTCTCCGCCAACCTTAAAAAGAACGATGACGGTAAAGTAGTTGTATTAAATGGAGGAGTTGAACAGGACTTAAATACTTACATAGGGAACCTAAAGAACCCTGGATCAGGTTGGGAACATCACTTCAAACCGAGCAGTGCAGCAGGGATGGGAGCCAAACCAACTCCTAACTCTGCTGTATCTCCAGGTATGCCTAATCCCTATAAAGAAGGTAGTATGAACCTGACAAGGCAAATGGCCCTTGAAGCTACCGAGCCTGAACTTGCAGCTGTGCTGAAAAGAGAGGCTCAAACTTAGTTAGTTTCTGTGAGACTAACAACCGAGTCCGTGACTTGGACCTCGCAAATTTAATTCCCGTTTTTTGAAATGGCAGCCCCGTTTCAGAATTATTCCGGCGGTGTCCTACTTGCGGACATCGTTAAGAGAAATAATCTGGCCCGCTATGTAAGCGAGGCAATTGTTGAACGCAGCCTATTCATCAAGAGTGGCGCTGTAGTCCGTAACTCCTTCCTTGATGCCAAAGAAGGTGGTACACGTATTCAAGTTCCTGAGTTCAATCCAATCGCTCCAACAGAGGAGATCATGGATGGAACAGCAACTTGGGGTACAAGTTCTGCTGGTTATCTAACACCACAAAAGATCAGTACAGACACACAGATTGCATCCATCTGCCACAGAGGTTTTGCCTATGCGGTTGATGACATTGCAGTTTTGGCTGCTGGTGAAGATCCAATGCTTCACATCCGCAACCAGCTTGCAGATGCGATCAACAAGCTAAACAGCCAACGTCTGTTCTATCAGCTACACGGTCTTTTCGGTTCAGCTCTAACTACAAACAAGCTTGACCTTGCTAAAGCTGCTGCCTCTGGTGCTGCTGAAGCTAACTATCTGTCAGGTTCTAACGTTGCACGTGCTCGCGCACTCCTCGGAGAGCGTGGCGATGAATTGGACACAATCATCGTTCACCCTAACGTTGGTTTCTACCTGTATCAGTTAGGTCTCTTAACCTTCTCTACATCTGCATTAACTTCTGGTGGCGCAGTCACCTGGGGTGGCGGCGGTGTTGGCGTTGGCGCTCAGAGCATCGGTCAGTTTGCTGGCTTGAATGTAATCATGGATTCTCAGGTGAACGCAGTTCAGCCTGGTGCCTCTGGTCACATCAAGGAGTACTACTGCTACCTAACTAAGGGCGGCACAATTATGGAAGGTGTTCAGCAAGATCTTAAGATTGAAGCTGATCGCAACATCTTGTCCAAGCAGGACGTTCTCTCAGTTGATTACCACACTGCGTATCACGTAATGGGTACTAAGTGGGTAGACGCTGGCGACAACCCAACCAACTCCAACCTTGGCGCTTCTGCTAAGTGGGGTGCAACATACAACGTTGATCTAATTCCTTTGGTTCAACTAACTGTTAACACACCTCTTGATACCTCTACTCTTTAATTCATAATTAGAGAGAGCGAGATGGACCCCACTCGGCATTGGTCTGCATACGGGTGGGGTTTTTTCTTAACGCTAGACTGCAAGCATTATTTACTGAGTGAATTGTGGCTGCAACTATCACCGCCACGCTGAAGAGTGCAACAGCTAACAGCTATGTAACTCTGGCTGAGGCTGACACTTATTTTGAAACCACTCCAGAGTCTTCGACTTGGGATAACAAGACTGACGATCAAAAGAACCGTGCTTTGATCTCTGCTACTCGTTGGATTGATTCACTTGTGTTTGAAGGTGATCGTTGCGATGAGAATCAAGCACTTAAATGGCCCAGGAATAATTATCACGTAGACAGAGTTGAATTAACTTGTTCTGCTATTCCAAATAACATCAAGAATGCTCAATATGAGTTAGCAAGAGCTTTAGCTAACGATACTGAGTCAATTACAGGCAATAAAGGTACAGATGGTGTTTATGAGAAGGTAAAAATGGGAGATATGGAAGTTGAGTACAACACTGACAGTCAAAGCGTTGGTATGGTGAACAATGTATTTGACGTATACCCTTGGCTCCAGTCTTATCTCGGTGCTTATTGCCGAGGTGGCGCTGGTAGCTTCCAAGTTGCTGTTGTGAGAGGTTAAATGGCAGGTTCACTCGATACCGCATTTAAAAATGCAGCAAAATCAATAGTTTCTGACCTTGGTAAGGGATTAGATACAAAGATCACCTATACCAGGCAAGTATCCCCCACGTATAACACCAGCACTGGTGCGCTTACTACAACGGACACTTCTTACGCGAATATTTACGTTCCAATTGAACTTATTAAATCTGAGGAGGACTTTGGTAAAGAGACAAGACAAGCAAAGGTTTATTTATCTCCTAATTTAATAGGTGATAATCAACCAACGCTTCAAGACGAGATAATTTTGTCTTTTGCTGGAGGTAATAAAACAGCTCAAATAACCGATATAACTACATATAGAGGGGGGCAAACCTACCTATTTGTTCTTATGGTTAGCTTCTAATGGCTAGAAAAGTACGGGGAACGCGAGCACTTGCTCAAGAGTTAACTAAGAGAGCTTTGATAGCTGATTTAGAAGAGGATATAACAATAGGACTTAACTTAGTAGTTAGAAAGGTTATTCAGTCTGTAGAAGCTAAGAGTGCTGTGTGGACAGGGTTTTATAAGTCTAGTTGGAGGGCTAGTCCTAACCTAATAGTGCATGATGATGATATATGGGCTTATAACCCTTGGTCAGCGATAAAAGCAACTACTCTTACTAGCAAGGGGTGGACTAGACCTGTACCTAAGTACTTGAGGCGACACGAGATACCTCATTTTAGTATTGACCAAACTGTTTATATAGCGAACACAGTGGATTACACTGAAACTGCTTTCTCTAAGAGTCCTGAACTAATAAATTACGGTGTTAGTGGGATAAGGAAGGATATAGATTCCATATTTACAGACAGATCTATAGCTAAGTTTAAAGTGAGGGCAAATGTTCCTCGTAAGTCTCGTAACCCATACCGATGACTCTTGTAAACACCCGCGCTGCATTTGAAAAAGCAGTTACTGATGCTGTTGCTGCTGCGGATGCCACTGTGAAGATGGTGTATGACAATACGCCTTTTACAACACCTGGTAAGACAGTTAAGTACATAAAGATGTCCGTAAGTTTTGGGCAGTCAACGTTGCAAAATCAAGGAGCTTCTTCGGACTATTACGAGGGTTCTGTTCGATGTGAGGTTTATATCCCAAGAAAGAATGGGACTAATGTTTTATCTGCTATTAGTGAAGCAGTTATTGATGGTCTAACGTCTGTAAATGCTACTAATTATACGGATACTTTTAGCTGTAAACCTCGTACAGATGAAGTCGTGGGGCCGATTCCTATAGATCCAGAAGAGAAATCCCATTTTCTAGGAATCATATCTTGCGGTTTTTCTGCAAACGCTTAGTGTATTATAGATGTAGTTAGAGATTATTATGGCAACCAGAGCCATTGAGCTACTCCGCAACAAATTTGGAGTTAGTCAGCTTTACCAGCACGACGTTAAAAAGGACGGCGAAGTTGTCCTTACAGTTCATTGGCACCCATTAACAATTGCAGAAAGAGAGTCTATTCAGAAGAAGACGGGTAGTGATGATGCCACTGATTTTGCTTTGACTTTGATGATCCAGAAAGCTTTGGACAAGGAAGGGACAAGATTATTTCAAGATGGCGATAGAGCTGCCCTGCGTCGTGAGGTTGAGGCTGCTGTCCTTCAAGATCTTCAATTAGCCATGATCCAGTCAGGTGCAGAGAAGGAGGTAGAGGAAGCTAAGGCTGACTTGAAAAGCTAATGGTGACTGGAGGTTTCTCTTCTCTTTAGCTAAAGAGTTGGGTAAAACTGTGGCTGAATTAACTGAGACTCTTACTAAGGAAGAGATGATTGGTTGGGCAGCTTTCTTTTCTCTACAAAATGAAGAGATGGATAGAGAAAGAGACGCAGTACAAGCTTCTCGTACACAAAGCAGGTAAAGTGGAACGTAGTCCTTTGATGTGGACGGGTGGCGGCTAATTTTCAGAAGACATTTGAATTTAAGGTCAAGAGAGACGATCTAAATCGTGCTGTTGATAAGTTATTCAAGGATTTAAAGAAGATTGAGTTAACAGAGAAGGAAATAAACAAAGGTGTAGAGATATTAAATAAGGAATTAAGGCAATCCACTAGAGAGGTAAAGAAGGCAGAAAAGGCTACTAGTGATTGGTGGAAGCAGATTCGTAGAGCTGAGAGTGAAACGAAGAAATTAAAGGGACGTTTAGAAGGCATTGTTAAAGGTTTAAACAGAGCATCTGATGGTTTTAGGAAGCTATTTTCTTTTGGTGATAACAAGGGAGGGTTCTTAAGAACAATTGGGGAATTAAAAGCCCTAGAGGTGATATTTAATAGGATTACAAAGACAAGTCTTGCAGGGTTTATTGCAGCAAATTGGCAGGCTGCTTTAGCCGTTGGAGGTGTAGTTACTGCGTTAAAAGTAGGTGGAAGGCTTTTTTACGATTTTGGTAAAGCGGCTAGGCAAGCAGAACAGTCTACTATTGATTTTATAAAGACTGCTAAAAGTACTAATTTCAGAACTGCTGTTCAATCTTTATTCCCCAGAGGATCAATATTAGGGGGGAATCAAGGCGGTACGGATAAAGAGGCAGCCAGAAAGGTAGTTGCTGAAACTAAGAAATTAGAGGTAGAGACTAAAAAGGTAGCTAAGAATCTTCAAGTAGCCTCAACTGGTCTTGCCAAGATGCGAGACCAATTAAGGGTCGCTAAGACGCTCCATGAAAATATTCTTAGTAGTGAAATTGGTTACAAGCAATCTCAGAAGGAAATTCTTGGTTTAGAGAAGAAGATTAATCAAGAAACACGTAAGAGAGAAAATATTCTTAAGAGGATGACTCTTGGGCAAAGGATAGGTAAAGGAGTAAAACAAGGTGCTCTCAGTCTTTTAGGAGGAGAACGAGGTATTTGGAAGGGTGTTGGGGAAGGAACATCAGCCGTATTCGCTTTAGATGGTGCTATTAGAAAGATAGCCGGAGCATTTAATAAGCAGATAGGTCTATATAAGACAGTAAATGTTTCTGCAACAGTATTTTGGAAAACTTTAAAGTCTATAGAGGGTGCTGTTAAAGCTTCTGCTCAAGGTTTGATACGTTATGAGCAAGGTTTAGCAGCTCTTATTAAATCTCATCCTGTTCTCACTCAAGCCATTATAGGAACAGCTACAGGGTTAGGAGTAATTGCAAAATATACACCTGCTATATTTAACTTAGGGGGTGCATTTAGGCAGCTTACTGCTGATATAGCTGCTGCTCATCAGAGAACTAAGGACTTCGGATTAAGCGGGTTATTTTCGAAAGGTTCGCTTGCTGGGCAAGGGAACATATTAGATAGTCACGATTTAGATCTAGCAGGGGAGGCTATAAGTAAGGAACTAGCACAAACATCCGCAGTAGGGGCACATCCTGGACGTACTTGGGGTGGACAAACATTTGATATTGACTCTATTGGTGGACTAAGAGCGAAGAATGCAGAACTAGAGAGAACACGTAGGAACTACGAAAATATAGATAAATTCAGTAAGAATTGGCTTACAGCGGTAAGACAATTAGGTAGAGCACAGACAGGGTATAACAAGACTTTAGCTGAAGCTACTTTCTTACAGAAGGCACTTACCTTAGACATCTTTGCTGCTGAGAATGCAGTTAGAGGACTTAAGGGAGCACTTAAGGGAGCTGTTGATTTATTGAAGGGCGGTTTAGGTGGTTTAGGCAATCTTCTTGGAGGTGGAGCAGGAAAGTTAGGCCAAGAAGCAGGGATTATTGGGATAAGCAGGACTATTGAGCTTCTTGTTAAGGGGCTAAATAAAGTAAATATTCACTCCTTAGACAATGTAAAAACAGTAGCTCAATGGGCTTCAAGAGTTACTGAACTTGTTGCTGGAGTTGGACTTGCTTATGGAGCCTTAAGTACAACACTTGCTGCTGCTCAATGGGTAACAGGGGCTGTTAAAGGATTTATTGAGTGGGAAAGTCAAGCGGCTGCTGCTATTTGGAGAACCCAGAGAGTAGTTAAAGACTTCTCCAACATGGTGGGCGCAGCCCTGATGTTTGCCTTTAATCCCTTCGCCCAAAACGGTGTATGGGATCTACAAGAGATGGCGATGGGAGGTAAGCAACGTATAGAGAATGAAAGATATGCAAAGCAAGGTCCAACAGACGAGCAGAACATAACTCATCAATTAGAGAAGCAAGTTCAGTGGCTAAATAATAGAAACGTTACGGCAACGGACTACCTTGAGATTCAGTCAAAAATACTTCAAAACGAGAGGGATTTAGAGCGACAAAGGAATATGAGAAGGGCCCGCATGGTTGATGCGGAGGATCCACTTAAAAAAGGGATGGAAGGCGATACAAC